ATCCTCGACCAGTACCGGCTCAAGCTCCATCGAGCCCTCTGCCGAGTGCAGGTCAAACTTCACATTCTCAGGGCCGAGCGGTGCGGTCGTGACGTTTTCACGGATCGCAATCTCAGCGCCCGCGGTACCCGCGATCAGTGCGTTACCCGGTCGCAGCCAGCGCACCTTGTCGACATTGCCGACCGCAAGCGTGAGGTTAAGGGCGTTGTCCGCAAGGATCTCGCCCATCGTGTCCGGTGCATGGGAGGCATAGTCGCCAGCGACCGAACCATAGACATTTTGCCCGCCAGCCCAGAACAAGCGATCGCGCCAAAAGCAAACCTTGTACGGATAGGCCGCGCCCATGCTCGTTCCCCACGCGCCCACCCGGTACACGCAGGTCGTCGCAGACAAGAGCTCGGCAGGTGCCACGCCGGGGCCAATCACATCAGCCGTCACCACCGTCGTGCTCGTCACCGCAGTGATCTTCAGCACCACATAGCCGGGATGCAGAAACTTCCAAAGTACGCCGGTATTACCGTCGTAGTCTTGGCCCTCCTCGTGAATCGGTCTCACGGCGCCCGTAGTTGCCGAATTGACCGCCTCGTAAAACTTGCCGCTCGATTTGCGTATGTTGGTCGCCGTGATCGACTTGCCGGTTTCCCACTGCGTTGTCGTGATATTGATCGGCTGCAACCGCAGGAGAAGCCCCACACCGTCCGTAAAGATCGGCGAGCTTGCGGTAACGGTCACAGATCCCGTCGTCCCAGATAGCGTGAAATCGACTTTAGTGTCGGGTTCGCGCTGGAATGGGCCATCGGTCGGCGCGTACTCGGCAAACGCCCAGCTCGTGTTTCCGCTACGGGTCAATGTGCGCGGCGCATAACCCTCGCAGCCGATATAGAGCACATCGCCCGACTGCGTGATCGAGAGCGCGCTTGTGCCTTCAGGGGTAAATAGATCCTCGACCTCATAGGGAGATGCGAGCGTGTACACACGTTGGATATCCCCGTTCCCGGTATATGTCCCGTATGAGGTCGTGTTGATCAATCCGTCATCGATGTCGTAAAGCTCAAACGTCTTTGCGCCCGTGTTGAGGTTTGTGACCTTGACGTATCGGCCATTGACCTCTGACATGCCAGCGACATCTTTGACATACATCCAATCGCCGTTAGCGGGGTCTGCTCCAACGTAGGTTAGAACGCCGGGGCTTGCGTTCGTGATGTTTGAAACATCAAGGCCAGTCTCAAGCACAACGCCGCGGTCGGTATAGAAGCGGCAATACTGGTCGCCAAACTCGATGACGTATGCCTGATCGAATGCAAACTCAAATCGTTGCAGCCAAACCTTTTTATCTGGATACAGAGTCTGCAAGACATACTTGGTGCCGGGGCATCGCTTCGCTGGCCCCTGCGCGGTCGGGATAAACCGCCGCATACGAAATGCACTCGATGCATATTTGTCAAAGTCGGTGCGGCCACTCATCATGGCACCAACTTCGCCACCGTTGAAATTGACGACAGCCGGATTAGCGTTTGGCATTAGAGCCTCACTGTCAGCCAAGTCGTGTCGGCAATGCTCTCCGGTGGATTCTCAATAGCGTTTGCTCGGATCGCTTCCATCAGCGCCATCTTGTAGTCACGCAGTGCAGCATTCTTTTTGCCGTCGGACTGGGTGAGCGCCTCGGACACGTTGTAGGCGATCGATGCCGCGAACGCTTCATCGAATGCAGTATCAAACTTAGTGGGGTCTGTAGTGCGGGCAAGGTATCGCAGGTTCAGCGAGCCAGAGCTGCGAGTCAGGATCTTGCCGCCCTCGAGCACATATTCCTGCCCGCCGCTGCTGATCAGGTCAGAAAGGTCTGGCGCTGGATAGTAAGCATTGATCTGCAGGATACGCAGACAGTCGGACGGTACGGGATATTGGTAGCTGTAGTCGAATACGGGGGTATCGACCTCTGCTGCCAGAACCGCCCTTTTTACACAAAAGCGCCAGTTATAAGTGCGCTGCAACTTGTCGCGCAGCATCGAATAGACAGCGGAAACCTCTCGGGCTGGTTTGGTGTTATCCGAGAGACTAGTGATCCTCAAGTCACCCAGTTTGGTGAGCGCGAGGTTAGCGATTGCGACATCACTTGCAGCCACGGGCGTCTCCCGCAGCTGTTAGGCCGGAGGCCAAGTGTCCTGAAGAATCGCCTCTTTCAGCGTATCAATGGCAAGCAAAACTTCCTGCTTGCTCATGTTGGCCGCAAGATCAACACGCACCTCAACATCGGTCGTGGCTGTAGAGCCAGATCCTTCTGTGACGTTACGCACGCCCTGCTCGCCGCGGTCAATGCCGTAAAAACGCTCTGCCATGTTGGCTCTCCATCAAGAAAGGGGCGGGCCGAGAATCCCCAACCCGCCCCTATTACTTACGCCGTGTAACGACCGATGAGCTTCACCGTGCCGGTGGCGTCAGCCGCCGCCGTCAGCGTGAGAGTCACATCGTAGAACACGCGGGGGTCGCTGGTGAGCGCGAGTGCGTCCCACAGCTCCTTGCCGGAGTTTGCGATCGTGAACACCGCAGCCTCGTGCAGGACATCCGTGCCATTCAGCGCGCCGTCCTTGAGAGACAGGGCCGAGGCAAAGAAGTCAGCGTCAGCAACCGCACCACCGTCAGCGGCATAAAGGCCGATGTCGGTGATCGTCGTGGTGCCAATGTCCGGCGAGTAGATGCGGAGATCCGTCATCACCGCATTCGACGGCACACGAAACATGCGATAGGTCGAACCGATGCTATCGGTGTCCGTAATCGCCGCCGTGGCCACCGCTACACGCTCGCTGCCGCCGTCAACACGCGGGCTGTTGAGGACAACAGGGGTCGCGTCTGCGTTGGTGATAAGGGTCGACTTAACTGCTACAACTGCCATTTTCGTTTACTCCCTTATTCCGCACACAGAATGTCGACCACCTTCTTCTCCTCAGTGCGCGTGGCACCGAAGGTACCCATCAGGTAAACCTGATACGGGTGAGAAGAAAGATCGCGACGCTGCGTCACGTTGGACATGATGTCATTCCACATGCCGAGGTGAACGCCCGACGGCACCCACACGGGGCAGCGGCGGTGGTTCGAGGACGTCGGAAGACGCTCGGTGTGGATGAAGTTGATCCCGAGGAATCGGGTCACTTTGCCGTCCTGCAACACCGGCATACCGGGGCTGTAGTCCTCGCTCGTGACCTGAATCTGGCCGAGAAGGTCGTCGTGCTGCTCAGCAGAGATGGCGCAGTACACCGGCTCGGCATCGAGGTCGACTTCGTTCTCCATCAGGATGCGGCGCGCTTCACGCAGCTTGTCGACCGTGAGGCCCACGTTGCCCGAGGCAGCGTAGTTCACAGCAACCTGCTGGGTGGAGGTGGCAAAGTTGGTGGTCGTGCCGCCAGCCTCGCCAGTCTTGTTCGCACCGAAGATGCCCGAGATGATCACATCGTCGATCGCGCGGCCCATCGCGTAGAGACCGTTCTGCGAGTAAGCAGACTGCGGGTCAGCGAGGAGACGGAGCTTGTCGAAGCTGTCGATCAGGTCGGCCCAATCGTAATCTTCCGGAAACACCCAGCGGCGATCGTTCGGCGTGTTGACCGGGACAATCGGGCTGTAGCGGGTCGAGACCGCACGGGCCGAGGTGGCACCGTACTGCGTGACGACTTCCGACTGTTTGCCCTTGTACGAACCAGTCTGCACCGCAGAGCGCAGCTTGGAGCCCTTCTGCTGCAGGAGCAGCGAGATGTTCGTGCCGTACTGTACGGCATAAACGCTTGCAATATTATCGGCCATGATAGCCCTCCAAAAACAAAGTTAAATACTGTTCTCGGATGGCTTGTCCTTGCGGGGCCGTAATCCTTGCCAGATAACACTCTGACCAAGCGACCGTCTTTCCGGTTGTCAGCGGGGTCTCGCGACTTGCCCTGTCTCCTAAAAGGCCGGGAGGTTTCCCTCCCGGCAATTCAGCTGGTCGATAGGAGAATCACACTCGGATGGTATGGCTTTGTCACTCCGATGTAAATAGCTCAGGGTTCGCCATGCGCTGCAGTTTCATCATCTCCTCGATCGCCCCTGCCCGCACACGTTCGTCGTTGTTCATGTATCGACCCATGAACTCCTGATCTGTAAACATGCCAGCGATCTTGTTCTTCGCAGCCTGTGGCGTCATCGCGCCGCCGGTCGGCGTGTCACTCGAGACAAACGTACCCTCCGCAAACTGCGACCCAATCGCGTGAAAGAGTTTCATCAGCTTTGCAGTACCGATCGCCCGCTCCATCGCCTCGAAAGACTGATCGTCGATCCCGGCCTCCTTGCTAAACTTCAGCACCGCCCGCTTGGCAAGCTCCTCATTCTGTGCGGCAGCTGCGCCCCACTCGCCCTGCAGCGCCTTGTATTCAGCCTCAGACTGCGTGGCAAAACTCTCAGACTCCATCTCGATCCGGCTGGCAGATGCCTGATTCCACCACTCGGCAAGACCCTTCGCCTGCTTTGCGGTCAAACCAAGCTCGTGCAGCACCGGAGCAACCGACTGGGCGAATGAACCATCGTCCCCCTCCGGCACAGGCAGCTCATACTTGTCGGCGCTCTCAGGCCGTCCCAGACGGTTGTAGACGGCATTCCAGCCGTCCGCATCGTCATCAGACTTGGGCGCGAGAATCGTCCTGCCCGCCTTGTCAGCGCCGAATACCTTTTCGAGGTTTTGGTAGGAGAGCAGCGCGTCAGCTGGCCCCTTCCATCCTTTCGCCTTGACCAGTTCGCCGAGCTGGCCAGCGGTGTTCTGATCGAGCCCTTCCGGCGCGTACCATGCGGGAGCCGCAGGGGCCGGGTTGCCTGCTGGTGCAGACCCTTGATCGTCACTCATCTCTGTAGTCCTCTTGTAAATTCGTCAAGGTTTTTTCATCGAGGTGCAGCGCCTCAACAATCATCTGCACCGTTTCCTGCCGGCCAACCATCCGGCCAAGTTGAAACAAATCCCCAGACGCACCCGGCGCAATCGGAGGCTTTCCGTACTTCGCAAATCGCTTCAGGTGCGCGAGTACGATCTGGCCATCCTCGGACAGGTCATTGGTGCCGGGAGCCATGAACAGCCGCTTATAGCCGCGGGTTCGATGCAATACCTGCCGCACCCGAGCGCGCATCATCGCCGTCACACTCATGGAATCCCCTCTACCTTGGGCATGACCCACGGTTCCCATTGCTTATAAAACTTGCCCTCGCACCGCACCACGCCGCCGAGCAATCCATGCACGGTGTCATGGGCGCACCCATAGCCCTGCCCATTCCACGGGCAGAACCATACGCAGGTTCGGCACTTCTCAGGTGCCTGCCACTCATTCATTTTTGCAGCTGCAGGATGTTGTGATAGACCACAGCGCCCGTGAGTCCGATGATTGCCAAGAATCCCCACGCCGGGATCGACTCCATCCAGATGTAGAACACGCTGCAGATCACAGTCTTGACGACAAACAATCCCTCAATTACGCCCATCTTCTCAAAGAGCCATGCCATCACAGGATTCAATTCTTTCCCGCCTCGCTCGAGGATCTTGATCGTCGTAATCGCATCAGCGATCTGAACCACTATCAGCATCCAAAGTAAGGAAATCATACTTTCGCCCCTCTGAACCATGCCTGCCCGTTCTGCACTACGCAGAGTTCGGGCTCGAGAAGTTTGCCTTCGTTGAATGTCAGCACCGCAAACCCAGACGCCCAGTTCACCGGGCCAGCCTCGGTGTAGTTGAATTGCGGGCCGTAGGGATCAGCCATCGTCCCTGTATCCACACCAAACCTGCGACCGCGGTAATCAGCCCACGGCGTCACCTGTAGCTTGTGCAGATGTCCGTGGACGTAATGCACTCCAGCACGCAGTGTCGAGTTATAGGCCGAATGGATGCCGCCGCTAATTGGCCTGTGACGTATTGTCGTCCATCCATCAGTATTGGCGTTAATATGTAACGCCCAGCCAGC